TTTTGATATAGTTCTCTTCGTTCTGTCTACGAAATTTGGTTTTCCGTACATCTTTCACAATCTCTCTCGACTGAAACATGGTACCTCCCCCTATTTGATGGTTTTGAGAATTTTATCGGCTAACTTGTACTTGATTGTTTCCGATGGAGATAGCCATACATCGGATGGGTGTAATAATTTCTCGCGGATGACACTATCACGGATGCCGCAATGGTTTTTAAGCAAGGCATGAATGCGCACACGACACAATTTGAATTCTTTCATTGACGCGGCAAGTTCATGTTCCTTTCCTTCCAAATCAGAAGAAAATTGGTGCATCATAAACCCAGTGTTTTTGGCGATGTATCGGCGTCCAACTGTACCGCAAGAAAATATCATTGCCGCGGCGGAGGCCACATTTCCGATTCCAATAGTTTGTATCGGAATAGCCGAAGCACGCATAATATCAATCAAAGCAAACGCACCATACAAATCCCCACCCCTGGAATTGATATACAGAGTCAGGTGTGATGGTCGCTGGTTGGCTTTTGCATGCTCGAAAATAATCCATTGAATTGTGCGACTAATGTTGTCGTCGGAAATCTCTCCTGTGAGGAAATGGGTGTGCTTCTCTAAGATACCCTGAGTGATCAATTCCACTTCAGTCGATGAGTCCGGTATGTGTTTTATAGGTGGATATTCGGAATCGTCGGAATCATAGTCTGGTAGATTAATTTTAATTCTTTTTTTCTTCTCAGGGTGTGCCAAGGGTATTTCTCCTTGTCCATGTAACATTGTTGTGCTAATCTATTACCTTCCTGGAACATCTTGAGAGTGGCCCTGCTGGTCTCACTACCTAAACGATAATTTAATGTGTGTTGCATAGTACATCCGTAATCAGGTGCCGCGGCCTTCACGGCTGCATAGAACTGTCTATCAGCGCCCCACTGACCATACCAATGATGCCCCACCTGCACCGCAAGACTGCGAGGAATAGCAAAACAACCCGTATCAATATGGTGCCGTTGTGAGTCAAACACCACAGGCCAATTCCCTAGACTTTCGCAGTTATCGGGGCACTGAACAATTCCATCTGGTGTAGCAACATTCCTGAGGGTGTAGGCCCACTGATATTTAGGATCTTGGAATACCTCTCGGAAGGCTTGGATAAAATTCGGTTCTACCCAATTATCTTCATCCAGGTAACACAGAACGTCTTCGTTGACTAAGAAGGAAGAGGCAGCGTATACTCGATGCCCATACCAACCTTTCCCGACATTTTGATCTAAGGAAATGAATCGTTCTTGTTGTGATAAACCTGGTCCTCCCGGACTCATCAAGAGTTTATTCACTTTCTCCCAATGTTCACGCCCATCCACCACAATATAATGGGCACAATCCTGCCCACGAAGCGACAAGATATTTTGCCTCAGGTATTCCGATCCAACGGTCGGGGTAATGACAGCAAAGGATAGCATTAGATCGCCTTGTTTACAGTACCGGTGGCCTTGATTTTGTTGACTTTAGGAATAGGCAATTCTACCTTCGGATCTTCTACCACAAATGGGATTTCTGGGAAGGCCTCTTTCACCAATCGTGCAGTCAGATACCGAACATCCAAGTCCTTGTTGAAACACTTCACCAGCAACTCGGCTTCCCCCTTGTGGATAGATTCTAGTAAGGCCACAAGAATTCGCTGCTCTTTTTTCGCATCCAACTTAGCAGCACGCTTAGGATGCCCCTCAATGAAAATATACAAACGGCGAATCTCATTGCTCAATGTAGAGAAGCACAGACCTGCGGGCTGCGGCGAGGGACGATAGGAAGGGATTTCCATGATATCAAACTTGATCTTCGGATTGAACACATAGTTCAAAAATTCTTTGAACCACACATTGCGCCCATGCTTCTGAAGTACCGCAATTCGCTGATCACGAGTCTTCGCTTTGTCAAACTCTTCAAAAACCTCGTTAAATAGAGCCGAATTGTTATTCATACCACCTCCAATTAAAAATCTTGAATTGATTCTGTCAATTCACGGAGCCCGCTGGCAATCAAGTAGTGTAAAAACACCTGGCGTGCATGCGGCGCCGTTGTCTCATATGCACGTCTGATCTTTTGTTGTACTTCCGTAGGAATCTTCTTGAAATCGATCAATTCCTCATTGCGACGGAAATTCCTCAACATTCCTTCGGTATTGCAGAAGATGTCCACTGGCATATTTATCCACTCCACCAACTTCTTTTCCATGATGGGTCTCTGACGACCCCCTACCACAAACACATCATCAGGAGAGAGGATATTCGGCACACCATCACCAGAATCTCCACGAATAATATGCTGCTTCAACGCAGCATAGGGATTCTGTTCCACAATAAACTTCTTCAACATAGGAGAGTATTGCTTGACATTTGGGTACACCTGTAGCTGTGCAAAGTCCTTATCACCTGAAATAATGAGAATCTGGGTATCGGTGGGACCGAATAGATGGCACAAGAATCCTATGATATCGTCAGCTTCACAACCATCCACTGAAAGCACTCGATAGACTAGATGCTCCTGTAACTCACTCTTAAGAGTGTCCAGGCAGGTAAAGATGGACTCCCAGTTGAATATCGACTTATCTCGATCACTCTTCCTACGGTGCTTGTAATGGGGAAATCGTTCCCTCCGCCAATAGTTTTTCCCATCAAACGCAACCACCACTTCTCCATATTGTTTCTTGAACTTCTTCACATTTGAACGAAGGGTGTTCAAGATGATATGCCGGACTATATCTATAGTGGCATTGGGTTGTTTGGTTGCCGCCAGGTGGTCGAGAATACAAGCGTAGGCGATCTGTGAAAAATCTACAATGATCATGATATTAACCTATTACCCCACTTGAGACTGCCCGATTGAGTCCTCTGACCAACTCTTCGCATTTTTCTATCGAGATATTCACCGATGTCTTGTTCTTAAAATGTATCGTCCAACTTTCTGTTGCTGATGACCCGACAAAATCCTGTTCGATATAGACAATCTCACTAACATTTATGATCAAGTCACCCAGTGCAACAAATCCCATCATGAAATCACCCTCACTAATACAGTGTCCTTATTGATTCGCCCAGTTACTTTTGCGTCCTTTGTTGTCAATTCATCAAACAACTTCCGCAAGACCACTTTCCCACCTGAGAGCACTTGCGGGAGCAACACTTCAGGCTTTCGCAATTTTTTGGATCGTGTCATATCTTTGGAGTAGTTGAGCACTGTGCAACCCTTAATCCCCAGGCCTGCCGCATCGTCAGCCACATAGTGGGTGAGCATCCGCGTGACACGATTGTAGCACCACAGACCTTCAGCACCTATAATCCGGGTTGGAGTCACGGAAGTCAACTTCAATTCCGTATCAGAAGGACAGTATTGCAGTTTTTTAACCTGCTGGCCGGGGGTTTTCTGCTTCTTAGCGCGAGGCTTCCGTTCCTTTTTGGTTTCCCCCATGACGGCAAGCATGTCAGAAATGATTTGATCGTAAAGGGCTTCCATCTTCTTCAATTGCGGTCGTGTGTAGTTATCATAGGCCTCCACCACTTGCGCGTCCGACCCCTGTATGGCAATCCGATACTCATCTCGATAATGCTTCGCCCAATTGATAATCTGAGGACCATGGGAACTATTCAACTCACTAGAGCGAAGTATCGATGCAGTGTTCGGAGATGTCTTGAAATCAGACAAAATAAGCGAGTCAATCGCCCCCTCTAAGACAGCAATCACAGACCTGGTCTTTTGTTTCAAGTAGTCTTGAATAGAAGGTTTGGGGGGTACCAACGGGGTAGGTTCTTCCGTTTTGGTAGAAACTGACTCCGTAGTCATGCGCTTCAGATGATCATCCAGCCAGTGCATGGATCGGTCATTGAGTACAGCACCTAATGTTAACATCCGACAGACGAAACCAAGGGTGGCTACCTGCTGAGTAATTTGTTGCGGGTTTAACTTGATTCCGTGGGCGCCACAGTACGTTGCAAGAAATTTGTGAGACGCTTCTTTGTCGCTGAATTGGTTATACCAGTTTAGTGCGGTGGCCAACTCAATGTTAGACAGTTCCATAAACCCGTAGGTGGGTTCATCTTTCGCAAGCAGTTCCTTCACCCGTGTCTCAACTGTTTTCGGTTTCATGATTTCCTTTCTGAACGCTACTTATTTAGACAGAAGGGTCAGTATGGTTTCTTCCAATCCCCACCGTCATAAACGAAGTAGTCATAGATCACAACCCCTACCGTCAGCACGGCAATTGCGATTACCGCAAGATGCCCTAAACTACTCAACAGTTCCATCATTGATCACATCCTTCTTGAAAAGTCTAACTACCTGTCAGTATGTATTGGTGCAGCTACAAGTGAATCTAAATGATACACTAAAAGTTCCCCGTTGTCAAGTGTCATGGCAACTTCGATTTTTCTGTATACCGGTCCCGAATCAATTGTACCAATTCAGGATCACGATATCCGAAGTTGTCAGGAATATCCAAACACAACACACGCTTACCGAGTATGTGTTTGTGCATAGCGAGTTGTGCCATTGTATAGTCCTTTTGTTCTTTAGTCATACACACAACTTCATCCGCCCATTCCAGCATCACGGCATCGAATGGAACCAAGGCGAATTCTGGTACACTTCCCACCGCCCGTGTATTGTAATTCCACGGTTCCTGCGACAACACCCATGCGGCGGTGGGGGACCGGAGCAAACCAGCGGAGCACACACAAACCACTCGCTTGTGCGTCTTGAAATCCTGATACGGATTGTGGCAATTTGCCAACCGATTCATAAAATATGGGTCTTGAGTCTTCATGTTGTGTCAAATCTCCGTTAGGCGTACATTCCCAGGCATTTATACTCAGTCACTAGGACACCACAACGCACTAATTCAAGAATGTGGTCATCAGAGACTTTAGCGTGAAATTCCCCAAGATCCACCGAGAGGAATATTTCATCATGCTCTGCTCCGGATACCATATCCCGCGTATCG